TCCTTGATGCTGCGAGCAAAGTGCAACGTGTTTCGGCAGACTGGGATCGCGCAAATCGGTTGAACCGCGAAGGCGTACTCAGCACCAATGCTCTCAGGGCCGCGCAGGTAGAGGCCGCGCGGCAACTTGCCGTCCTGAACGGATATGTGAAGAGCAACGGAGCACTTAACACGCAGCGTGCACTAGCCGAACTCCGCGCTTTGCAGGCCACTCGGGAGGCCGCCGCCGCCGATGCCGCAGCGGCGGCCAACAAGGCCCGTCTGACGCAATCGTACAACCAGCTTCTCGCGTCCATCAACCCAGTCATCGCGCGACAGCAGCAAACGCGGCAGACCGTGGATATGCTCCGCGCAGCAGTCGCCGCAGGCTCGATCACAACAGCGCAAGCCGCGCAGGCGTTGCTTCAGTATCGGAACGCGCTCCGAGCGATGGACGCGGCCAACCAGCTTGCAACGCGCGGTATGAACCGCGTAGGGGTTGTTACTCAGCAGGCGGGTTATCAGGTAGGCGACTTCATAGTTCAGATCCAGTCCGGTACGAACGTGATGGTGGCCCTCGGCCAACAGGCAACACAGCTTATCGGCACGTTCGCCATGCTGGCGCGCACGACGCGAGGTATCGCTATCTTCTCGGCGCTCGGTGTCGCGGTACCAATTCTTACGGCAGTGGGCGCTGCGATTATGCGAGCCTCGGGCGCGTCGGATACGCTTGAGCAGAAGCTGCAAAAGCTAGACCAGTCCGCAGACAAGCTAGGGACAACTCTGGACCGCCTTGAAGACACCGAACTCGCAGAGAAGTTTGGTAATCTGACGGAAGAGGTTTTAAGTATCTCAAACGCGATGGCGCTCTTGGACGAGTCCGCCCAACTGAAGAACCTCATAGGTGTTTTGGATCGTGTAGAGGACGCCGCGAGCGCCAATGTGTTCCGAAAATTCTTTGAGGGCATGGCTTCGGGACTGACGTTCGGAATGGTCGGCGCGGGCGCGGCACAGTCGGACGAGCAAGCCTTTCAGGCGCTAGGGTTTGATATGGCTCGCAGTCAGTTCCTCTCGTACACGGAAGAACTGCAACGGCTTGCGCAAGCGGGCGACACCGAAGGAGTAGTTGCAGAGTTTAACCGTTTCATCCAAGACGCCACGGATAACGGGGCCGAACTGTCCATGTCGGGGATAGTGCTTGCAGCGTCAATGGAGAAGGCCGCTCTTGCCACGGCAGAGACCGCAGCGCGGCTAAACGGTTCTGCACAGGCCGCTGCTGATCTCGCCGCCGCAAACGAAGAGCGGGCCAAACTAGACCAAGCGATGAACGAGGAGACGGCGAGGCAGCAGGCCGCTCTGTTGGAAGAGAACGCACGGTTTGAACAGGAACAGATAGACAAGCGCGTTGCAGCCGAAGCTGCTGCGAATGAGCGCCGCATCGCTGCCATTGAAATCTACTACGACAACGCCGAAAAACGAGAGGCTGAACTCGCTCAGGTAGAGGCCGAGCGGCAGCGCATTCGGCAGGGCGAAAGCGACTTTATCCGCACCGCAGAAGCCGAAACCGAACTCGCCCGCCGCAAGCTAGAGATTCTTCAGTCCTATAACGCCGAGGGCGAGGCCACCGCGCGGACACAAGAACTTCAGATTCAACTGGATATGGATATTCTGAGCGGCAAGCTGCTCCAGAAAGCAGCTGCCGATGGGATTACGGACGCCGAACGCGAGGCCATTGATGAACAAGTTCGGCTGGCTACAGAAGTTGCCCGCACCGAAGCGGGACTAGCGAATGCAGCGAACCAAGGCAACAACCTAGCCAACGCGCTGCGTGACGCCAATGCGGCCATGCAAGGGTTGGCAGGCTTCTCCGCGAACTTAGACAAGGCGCTCGCCGTTTCGGTAGCCAAAGTGGACGCGCTACGGCGCGGAGCTAACGCCGCCGTGGCTGGGTCTATCGAGGGAATGCGGGTAGACCTCGCGCGGCGAGAGCAGGAACTCATAAATAC